ACCACCACCGGCGTGCCGACCGGCTCGTTCACGATCCCGGTCCCGGCGCTGACCAAGCCCCACGCCTCCGGTGTGGCCATCACCGCGATCATCAGCCCGAACCAGCACGCCATGTCGCTGATGAACTCCGGCGGCGGCCGCGGGCAGGGCCCGGCGTCCGCGCAGCCGTCGACGATGACGTTCACCCAGTACTACGGCCCGGCGGCCACGTCCGGCGGCCGGCAGTTCACCTCGGTGGTGTTCACCGACATCAGTTTCAAGTGGAACGCCGAGTCCGAGTTCCTCACCTGGTCGGGGAAGGCCATCGCGTGGGTGTCGAACATCCCCGCCTCGGTGCCGGCCGCCACCTACTCCTCCGCGCAGCCGATCGCGGCCTGGCGCGGACAGCTGGGACTGGCCGGCCCGGCCTCGGGCGGCACACTGGTCACGACCTGCGAGAGCGCCGAGTACACCATCAAGCGGGTCGCGGCGGCGAAGTTCACCGCGCAGGGCTCGCAGAACCCGTACATCATCGCCCGCGGCGCCCTGAGTGCGGACTGGAAGTCCAACTTCATCGCCGCCGACGAGTCGCCGCTGCTGTACATGCGGAACAACACCCAGCCCCAGTACCAGTTCGTGCTGTCCAACGGCCTGTCCGGCGCGAACGCGCTCGGCTTCCAGATCGACATGCAGCAGGCCGCTTTCAGGGAGGTCGAGCCGGACTTCGGCAAGGAGCTGGTCGGGTTCAACGCCTCCGGCAAGGCCGTCATCAACCCGACCAACGCCGGCTACACCGGCGGCCAGTCCCCCGTCAAGGTCACGATCACCAACGCCGTCGCCGCCGGCACCTACGTGTAAGGACACGCCGATGACCGAGACCCTCACACCGCCGAACGGCGTCGTCCTCACCGGGCCGCCGTCGCCGCCGTACGTGGCGCCGCACCAGCTCGGCGTCGCCCCCGCGCACGCCGCGCTCCCGGCCGCATCCCCGATCCCCGTCCCGGACCCGACCGTCCACGCGCTGCCGTCCGGGCACACCGTGACCGTCGCCAGCCCGCGGATCCTGGTCCGCGGCCAGCGGATGAAGCTGGTCGAGAGTTCCCGCGCCGCCGAAGATGCCCGGGCCAGCGGCATCGCCACCGTCAACACCCTGCTCGCCTGGCTGATCGTCGGCTGGTCCTACCCGTTCCCGATACCCGCCGCCGACCCGGCGTCGCTGGACCTGATCCCCGTGGAGGACGACGACGCCCTGACCGAACTCGTCGTAACCCCGGCGCACACGCTCCTTTTCCCGAAGGAGGCCAGCCCCGACGACCACGCCGACCCCGATTCCCCTACCGCGCCCTCCGGCGAGTAAGGGCGGCCCTGGAGGGAGGAGAGGGTGCCGCGAACATCCGCTGGCCGGCCGGGGACCCGTGGCGGGAGGTGTGCGGATACGGCTGGTACGCAATGCGGTTCGGGTGGACGCCGGAACAGGTGGACCGGCTGCCCGCCTACTACGCGGTACGGATCCACGACTACGCGGGCGTGTGGGACCAGGTGACGGCAGAGAGGAGGCGGCAGGGATGACCATGCGGATCGAGTTCGCGGGCGTGCGCGAGTGGGACGCCGCCCTGGACCGACTCGTCGTCGGCAAGTTCCAGGCCTGCCGCACCGGCGCCGACCGCGCCGCGCTGTTGGTCGCCTCCGAGACGAAGAAGACGCTGACGACCAGCTCGCACAGGCCCGGAACGCCGACCCCTTCGCGCCCGGGAGAGCCGCCGTCGCTGATCACCGGAACGCTGCGCCGGTCGATGAAGACGGTCCCGGCGGTGGCGATCAGCGAATCGGCGTGGAAGTCGCAGGTCGGCCCCACCGCGATCTACTCGCGGATCCAGGAGCTGGGCGGCGATACCGGGTGGTCCGTGCTCCCGCCGCGGCCGTACCTCGCACCGACGCTGGAGCGGCTGGTCGCCGACGGCACGCTGTGGGCCGTTTTCAGGTCCGGCTGGGAGGTGTTCTGATGTCCATGGGTTTACTGCCGCCGGTCGTGGCCGAGCTCATCATGGACATCAAGGACTTCCGGGCGGGCGCCGAAGAGGCCGAGACGAAGATGGGCGGCCTGGCGTCGTCCGGCGGAGCCATGTTCGACAAGATCGGAAAGGCCACCGTCCTGGGCGTCGCCGGCATCGGGATCGCCTCGATCAAGATGGCCTCCGACTTCGAGACGCAGATGACGCGGCTCTACACCGCGGCCGGCGCCCCGAAGGCGGCGGTGAAGGCCGCGACCGGCGAGGTCCTGAAGCTCGGTGACGCGGTCGGGGAGACCGGCACCGCCATGGCTGAGGCGCTGTACCACCCGGTGTCCGCCGGCCTGGACCTGAAGACCTCCCTGGCGGCGGTGAAGAACTCCGCGATCGAGGCGCAGATCTCCGGTGCGTCCCTGGACGACACCACCTACGCCCTGTCGTCGGTGATGAAGGCGTTCAACCAGGACGCCTCGCACGCCCACGACACGATGGCGCTGCTGAACAGCATCGTCGGCCAGGGCGACATGCGATTCCAGGACTTCAACGTGTCGGTGAAGAACTGGGCGCCGACCGCCGCTCAGATGGGCATCTCGATCCAGTCGATGGGTGCGGCTCTGGCGTACCTGACCGACCGCGGCAACAGCGCGGAGGAGGCTGCGACACGAGTGACGATGGGCCTGACGATGATGGCCTACCCGTCGCAGAAGGCCGGCAAGATGCTCCAGGGCCTGGGTGTCGACACCGCGGACGTCACCGCCTCCAGCCAGGCGTTCACCTCGGTGATGCAGAAGACCGGCATCACCCAGAACCAGCTGGCCTCGGACCTTCAGAAGCCGGACGGCATCTACGTCGCGCTGAACCACCTGAAGACGGCCCTGAACCAGGCCGGGGTGTCCGGCACCGAAGCCGACTCGATCATGTCGCACATCTTCGGCGGCGGTAAGAGCGACAAGGCGATCCTGTCGCTGATGCAGAACCTCGACGGCCTGCAGACCAAGTTCACCGACATCGGCAAGGGCGCCGGACAGTTCGACCAGGCGTGGTCGGACACGCAGCAGACGTTCTCCTTCAAGATGAAGAAGCTCGGCGCCGAGGTGGAGAACGTCGGCATCGCCATCGGCACCAAACTGATCCCGCCGGTCGAGGCTGGCGTCGGCTGGTTCGCCCGGCACAAGGCCGCCGCCGAGGCTCTGGCTGCCGTGATCGGCGGCTTGCTCGTGGTCGCCACGCTGAAGTGGGTCAGCAGTCTCACCGGCAACTTGTTCGCGGCCATCGCGAAATCGGTGGTGGCGATCAAGGGCCTCGGTGCCGCCAGCGAGGCGGCGGCGGAAAAGCAGGCCGCGGCGAAGGTCGCGGCAGAGAGCTGGGGCCGCACCCTCGGCAGCGCGATCCCGATCATCGGCGGCGTCATCGTCGGTGCGGCCGCGCTCGGCAACTGGCTGAGCCACCTCGGCGAGAAGAGCACTGACGCCACCGCGGCCCTGAACACCATGTCGAACGCGCTGCTGGACGTGGCGGGCGGCTCGCAGCAGGCCAACGGCGAGCTGGGCCGCATGGCCCAGGAGGCGATGAAGCTCGGCGGCAACTTCGGGGCGCCCTTCTTCGACGCCATCGACAAGGGCCTGGCCAATCTCGTCTCCAGCGGACACCTCGACCAGGCCCAGCAGGCGCTGGCGGACATCGACGCGAAGCTGACCGCGGGCGGCCAGTCCGCGGCCAAGTTCAACAGCAAGCTGAATGACTTCAACGACGCTGTCGGCACCTACAACCTTCAGCAGCGGGAAGCCGCCCTTGGCGCGGACAAGAACTCTGAGGCGGCGAAGGCCAACTCCGACGCCCTCGGCGCCGAGGGCTCGGCGATGAAGGACGCGGCCGCCGCGGCGTCCGGGCTCACCGATTCCCTGAACGCCACTTCCGACGCGTTCTCCCTGCTGTCCGGCAACATCAACAGCTCCGGCTTCCTGCACGAGTTCCAGAAGGACCTGCTGTCCGTGAAGGACCAGCTGGACCAGAACGGCAAGGCGTTCAACGACAACACCCTGGACGGGCTGAAAAACGAGGAAGCTTTCCGGCAGGCCGCACAGGCGATCATCAACTACCGGGACTCGCAGATCAAGAACGGCGTCGCCACCGCCGACGCCAACAAGACCGCAGCAGACCAGGCCGGGCAGCTGATCAACGTGTACGACAAGCTCACCGGCAACAAGAAAGCCGTCGACGCGTACGCCAAGAGCCTCGGACTGGTCCCGACGAAGCTGACCACCGACGTGGCCATACCGAACCTGTCGACGCTGCAGGCTCAGCTCGACGCCTACGCGGCCCAGCTGGCGGACATCAACGGCGGCACCTACCACCCCTACAGCATCAAGAACGTGAAGCACGCTGCCGGCGGCCTGATCACCGGCCCCGGCAGCGGCACCTCCGACGACATCCCGGCGATGCTGTCCAACCGCGAGTACGTCCTGAAGGCGTCCGCGGTGGAGCGGCTCGGCGTGCCGTTCCTGGACGCGCTGAACTCCGGTGCGGTCCCGTCCGCGCCGCCGGCCTCATCGGGGTCCGGCGGCGGCCAGGGCGCCGTCCCCGTGATCAACGTCTATCTGGACGGGCAGGTCGTCCCCGGCGCGGTGCGCACCCAGACGCTGCGATACGACCAGCGCAACTCCGGCAACGGCCTAGCCCTGGCAGGGGGTGGATTTCGGTGACCGTCGCCTCGATCCCGAGCGTCTTCTACGAGTTCGCGTTCAACGCCGACCCCAACCAGAACACGACCCCGCCGTACTGGCAAGACCTGTCCTGGCGCGTCCAGTACGGCTGGACGCTGACCCGCGGCCGCCAGTACGAGCTGGACTCCAACGAGACCGGGCTGTGGAAGGTCGAGCTGGCCAACCCCGACGGCGCCCTGGACCCCGGGAACACCGCGTCGCCGTACGCCCCGGGCGTGCTGGACTACCGGCCGTGCCGGATCCGCGTGGTCGTCGGCAACAACCTGCTCACCCCCGACCAGGCGTCCGCCGGGGAGTACGCGCCGCTCGCACCCGGCCCGGCCCCGGCGTGGGCCCGCGTCACCTCGTTCGGGACCGCCCCGGCCACGATCGCCGCCCTCGGCGCCCAGGCCTGGCAGGGCACACAGGCATGGTCCACCACCGTACCGTCCGGCACCCCCGGCGCCGACCTCCTCGGCGTCAGCGTCCTACAGGTCGCCGCCGGCACCGCGTACACGTTCAGCGCACAGGTCCAGGCCGCCACCAGCGGTCAGAGCCCGGCGGTATACCTGGCCGTCAACTGGATCGCCGCCGACGGCACCACGCCGTCCACCTCGTTCGGCTCGCCGTCAACGCTGACCGGCGGCGCCGGAACCTGGACCCAGCTGACCGTGACCGGCACGGCGCCGACAACCGCAGCCGCCGCGGTGCTGCGCGTGGTCACCTCCACCACTCCGACCGCGCCCAGCACCGTGTGGACGGACGGGCTCCAGCTGGAGGCCCGCGGCTACGCCACACGCTGGCAGATGCCGTGGACCCCGGGCGTGAACCTGATGCCCCAGGTGATCGCAACCGGCTCGGAGATGATGAGCGCCACCGCGGACGCGGTCACGAACTGGTGGTACTCCCCGGCCGGGACGCTGTCGCAGGCCAGGAACCTCACCGCCGCGCCGACCGGCGGCACCACCGGGGCCGC